TTGGATCCGGACTCACCGAGGTGTGCACACGGCCGATAGCAGAAACTATCAGCCGCCACCTCGTCGTCCAAGGATCCTCACTGCACGTCTTGCGTCCATGATTTCAACGAAATCGTAGACGTTTGACGTTTTGATAGGTGGCAAGTAGACATTATAAATGTCTTCTTGCTCCCTAGGCTTCTTCATATCAATCCGTTCGTCCCACGCAGGGAAGGAGAGCGGATCGATATCAGTCTTCCATAAAAAGGTGTCTAGGCTGCCCTCGTCTACGAGGACATGCCCAGGCACCTTTAAATCATCTCTTAAAGCATCCAAAACTGGCTTCTCATCGGCGTCCATGAGAACCCAATTTCGGATGGAAATTCTTAAAATCAGCTTGTCAAGAAACTTGTTAGACGCTAGTCTACAAAGTTTCTTGTCATCTGTTACTATAACAGCGACCTCCCGCTCATCACGTCCAATCTGTTGGATGATGTACGGGTCGTCTTCTAATAATTGTAGTGGGGGGAGCTCATAGTATTCTTCGTCAAGAATACTCTGTCTCCACTCACAAAACCATCTGTAGAGTTCCTCCTCAGCACGCGTCTTTGGCGTGCTGGGAGGAATTCTCTTTCCAAATCTTTTGAGGTATTGGAACTCCGGAATGTCAACATTCCGGGGGTCAGAGTTTCTAAACTCGTCAATATCCTCAGTAAAATAGTAGTCTACATCTACGAGGGGCTTCACAGCCCATCGCTTTTTGTAGAACTCTTCTTTGAAATCCGTGCATACTCTTTTGACCTCGTCAAAAGTGTATGATGGCATTTCTGTACATCTTGAGAAAACCATCTCCATCAAATCTGTCTGTTCGACAGTTTGTTGGAGGGTTTCCACTCTCTTCATGTACAAGTACAGCGCCTCCACTTCTGATGAAGTGGTAAGGTGCTTACTTGCGACCAATCTATCTAATACGCCCGGAGGGACCTTGCTAGCAAGGTCCCTGGGGACTATTATATAGTTTCTTATGGGGTCGTCCTCAGGTATCGAAAATACCTCAGTGACGGCCTCACTATCGAAATGTCTTTCCATAGTCTTGACTGATCTCAGATTAGTCAAGTTCTTTGGAACTTCTCCTAATAATTCCCTAAGGGCTTGAACGGTGACGTTCGTGACCTTAGGAATTTGACTCCATATGGCATTAGCCCAGCTTTCTGTGTTCCAGAAAGCTGGCATCTTGCCGACGCTAAATATTTGTCTGGGAAGATATACGGGCCTACGCTCGTATCTCAACCCAAGACATATGTCTTGCATTACGGAGGCTACTTGGAACAGGTGTCCTTCAACACCTTGTTCCGAGTACTCCGTATCTTTACCAAGGAGGGTATACTTGCCGTCTTTGACGGACGAGTAGTCCCTCCTGTCTTTCTTTGTATCCAATACTAGTCTCATCTTGGGATGATCTAAGTATGGTAACAATCTATTATCCTTGAGCTTTGACGCCGTACGAACGGTGTTAAAGCGATCAAGAGGAATATGAAACACTTCTTCACAATAAGTTCCCCAGGAACTTGTTATGAAGAAGTCGTCTTCGGAGAGTTCATACCCCAACATCGCTGCAGCGTTGTTGAAGTACTGGACCCACCTAATCATTTTTGATGGCTCGTCGGCACCGAGGATGATAGCAGTATCATCCCCGTTGCCGTCGTGCACAACCTTTACGCTCGGCTCCTTCTTTGAGGCGTATGCCTCACAGATGGGATGAGCTAAAGAAAGATTGGACTTAGTCAATGGATCCCCCATGGGGACTCCATTGACCTGGACCGAGTGAAACTTTCCATTAATGTATATGTCCTTTGGACCAGGCCATATACATTTGATGGGATCTAATATGGAGGCGGGTAGTCTCATCTTTTCGAGGAGTCTACCCATCACCATGTGTGCTGATTTAAAGGATGGTATGTCTGTGGCTGAGCGCCAATCCAGACTTACTATCCTTTTATGTTTTTCGAATAGGACGTGACCATCAACCGGATCGAGGTGATCGATCCGACTGATGAAGTTCCATCCTAGTCTACCTGAAGATAATCCATTCTTCAAAGAGCGCATGCTCTTCGCAGCTTGGATTGTCATATGAGAGAAGGGTTGCAAGAGCGCATCCTTGTAGAAGGACCCACTCTGAACAACCCTAACTTTTGCGTTTTCTCTAATAGCGGCGACATTTGTTTTATAAATGTCGTCGCTGCTAGAGTTGATTTTCTCGATCGCTTTCCTGAAAGCCCAGTTACCTAACTGGCCTCCAGGATTGCGAACACTAAAAGGTGGGATGTGGGGAAGATCGGGTACTTTACGCAAGTACCCGAACTTCCCCTCTTCTTTTTTGGAATTCTCAGTACAGGCACTCGTTGACAACGAGATCCTGAACTGAGGATTCCCAGCTGCTTGAGAGACAACCTGGTCAAGGATGAAATCGATGGACTCGATTAAATCCTTGTCAGGTTTAAACTCCTTTTCGACGGTGACCTCAGCAATAAACTTGTCTATTGCTTCGGCCGCCATCTTGTTGTTTCCTAATCCAGATGCTCTGGACTGCGTGAATACGCAGGCCCGGAACATGTTGGATTTACTATTGATTCCTACGCGTGAGTTGAACTGGTCAATGACCAGTTGAGCCCACGCGAGTCTTCTTTGTTCGTGTTCGGTTAATGTGGCTTTCACGCCAGTGAAAGCACATTTCCGAACCCTTTTGCGCATTTTCTTCAACGAGGTTACAAGACCACCATAGTCTTGTAACCCGTTGGAGATCACACTATTCATGATACGGTCAGACACCAAGTATGCACTTTGGTCTCTGGCTGTAACAAATATCTCTGGGTAGGATATTAACAGCGTTGTTAATACCCCATCCGCAGTATGAAGTATCTCCTTAAGTTGTAGAGCCCCGTTACGGGACTCTAACAACCTATGGAGAAGGTTTTTGTTATGCCTCTTAAGCCGCTTGTACCAATAGGTACGAGTGGCCAAGATGGCAATTTGTTGTTTGGGTTTACAGAATGAGAAGGTATTACCTCCCCATCTGTGCTCCCACAAGTTCGTGTAGACGTAGTCCCAGGCCTCATCGAGGCCTGAGTCTTCGTCTCCTTTCAACCCCTTGGATAGGCAAGAGACCAGGTTGCGAAACCTGGACTCCCACCTACCCGCAGGAACTGATGCCGCTTCCTCACGTAGATTTACGCTGAGAGGGATGCATCCATGATAAAAAACCATGAAAATCTTCGGATTGAATTGGTGAAGATTAGCCG